ATAAAACTTACCATGATATACCTAAAGAATATTTAGAGAAAAAAAGAAAATTAAAGACTATAGCACAGACATATGTGAATTTTAATGTAACATTAGCAACAGCAGATGCTATTCTGATTGCTAAGTATTTAAAGGAGGGACTTAATGAATCTTGATGATGATAACAGACGATTCGAAATTGGAAACAAATTATTAGGTATTACATTGAATATGTGGAATGATACATTCTTTTTAATATTTAGACTGCTATTTATTGAACTCTGGTTAACATCACAACAAACACCACATAGGACAGATATAGAAATGATGCTCAAAATTAAAATTATTAGAATAATTACAACTAAAATTGGACTATCAGTGCCAATATCTTTTTAGGGATTAAGGCGGGGTTATATACATTCCTTATTTCATTAGCTCCGCCACCCTTTATGTTCACTTATGTATTTTCTTTAAAAAAAATTTAGGAATACCTTCATGTATAATAAAACTTGGTGGTGGAAATATTGAACCACTCGGAATATGAAGAGCAAAATCTGATACATCAGTTACAGACAACTTTTCCCATTCCGAGCGAGGCATTTCAAATTCCAAAACTAAACCCTTTTTGATTTTCTTATGCTGTAGCCTATTGAGATAGTTTTCCCTTGTCTTTGTAGCCCATTTTTGAGCCTCTTTCCGTGCTATTTTCTTCTGAGCTCTACTTCCAGTTTCTGCAGCACTTACTGAAATTGAACCTTCAGGTAAACTATATTTTTGGACATTTGGATCCCATTGAGAATGTCTTCCACCAATAAACTTACCTTTTTTTGCCATTTTACCTGGAACCCAATCTGAGACACCTCTATAAAGAGTAACCATTTCCTCGCCAGCTTCCTTAGCAACTTTAACAGCCCTCCTACCTGACACCATCTGACCTACAAATGGGATAGCTGCTGCCATTGACCAAGCAGCTTCACCAAATTCACCTTCAAGTGCATACAAAGCAGCATCCGCTATGTCAGCTATATTCCCATATGCGGGTGTCATACCTGCGGCTAATAATGCAGTATGTATTCCTTTTGTACTGCTTTTCTTTCCTTCAGCAAAAATGTCTACATTAGTTTTATCAGCAACAGCTTCCATCATATTAAATGCTTTATCATCAACAGATAATTTCTTTTTTTGTTTTTTAGCTGGGAATAGGTTTAATCTTTTCCCACCTGTATCTACTTTATCACTCACTTATTTTTTTAACTCTTTATATCCCTTAGTGTTACTATCTATAAAACGTGGAGTATTTTTATAATTTGCTGTTATTTCGGAACCTTTGTTAATCTTTTTCGCAGAATATAAGTTATAATCACGTCCTTCCTTCTTTAAATATGAATTATTGTCAAACTGATGATTAACTTTTTTTCCAAGTTCTGTTCTAACATAATCAACACCTTCCCTTAAATCTCTAACATTGCCTTTTGTTTTTAAAGCAGTCCCAATATTTTCTTTAGATTCTATATTTCTTGAAGCAAACGCTCCAGTCCCATGTATATTAGAATCACCAAGATAGTAACTCTTTGATATGTTTACATTATCATTATCATAAACATCTTTCATCATTTTAAAAGCTTTGTCGTCTGATTTCATGTTGATGCTTTAATTCTTTCTGGTATTTCCATACCTTCTATTATTGCAGATATTGTTTCTATTAAATAAACATGTCTCGATGTCATTAAATAAAGATTAGAAGGGAGTTCCCTTTTTATCCCCTTTAATTTAACAATAGACTCATCAAGAGGCATAACAATCTTTTTAGGGACTTTTGCACAACTAGGCTTCATATAATTTGCCCCTGTAAATACACTTGCCGCTATATATACCGACAGTTTCAATATTAAAAATTTCATCATTATATTCTACAACTCCAAAGCCCTGCTGCCAATTATGACGAGCACCTCCTGATGGGACTATTCCGTCTATTCTTGAAAGAGTTCCCAATGTAGCAGCTTGATAAAACCTTGGTTCACCACGAGTCCATATTGTTTTATGAGCCATTTCTAACCTGTGAGTATGTCCTGTAATAATACTTATTCTTGCATTTTCAAGTAACTTAGTAACAGATTGACCACTTTTAGCACCTACTTTATTTCCATGAATACAAACAAGATTATTATTTATATAATATTCTCCCTTTGGATATTCACCAACATATTCAACTCCCATCTTATGCAATCCAAGTAAATATGGTATTGATACAAGAGGAGGAGCTTCAGGTTCGTTGGCAGGTCTTATTCCATATGCTTGAATAGTATTTTTAATGATACTATCAATCATTCTTTTTTCATGATTACCCTCAATGTATATCATATCCTTACAATAAGGTCTTATATTATGAATCCAACTGGATAACCAATCAATGGAAGCTTGCGTTGTATATGTAAACTCAGGCTTCACAAGATAATGAGTACTCCAATCAGGCAGATCAAGCATATCACCAAGTAATACAACCTTATCAGGCTTTATACTTTCAATGACTTTATCCAATAATTCAATTGCTTCTGTATCATGCAAAGAAGTCATCTCTCCAGTCTGCATATTTCTTTTGAACCCAACCTGCATATCAGGAACTACTATACACTTCTTTAAACCATTATCAAAAAACTTAACTTTATTAAAATTAACATCCCTTACAACAGCTCCATGTATTATAGGAAAGTCGCATTTAACAGGTTTCTTTCTTAAAAGAGTTGCCTTCGCCTGATAATTTGTATGAGTATTCCATACTACCTTACCATCAACTTCCTCCTTTGCCGAAACATCCCACTGATTAACTTTAAAATTGGTTATCTCCCATTCAGACCTGTCAATAGAAAAATTATCCAATAACTCATCAAGACTTGGCGGCTTATCTCTATGTACAAAATTCGAATCTATATATTTATAATTACCTTCTTCCCATGAGGACGATGTGGAACCTGATATATTAGCAGGTATTACATCTGAAGAATCACTCCAATGCCTCTCGCAATCATTACATTTATACCTCTGAGACCCAGATTCTCTTGTACCATTCTTCTTTGTATTTGTTGAATCACAATGTGGACAAACCATTATTTCTCCTCTTCTTCAGTTGGACTCTCTATTTGATTCTGATCCCTCTCAACTCCCTCCAATTGTTCTGGTGAGAAACCCTGAAACATCCCAAGAAGACCAACCTCTCTCTGTTTTACTGTATTACCAGACGTTCCTACTATTTTACCAAGCTCCTTGGTAGATTGTAACACAATATTATCATCTTCACTATAATCAGCAAGTGTTTTTAGCTTGTCAAGTACATACTTATGATCAATACCAAGCTCTTTTGCAATATCTAATACTGTTTTTTCTATTTCTTTCATAACTCTTTCCTGTTTAAGTAATATTGTGGCTTTCTTTCTGGCTTTGTTATTTGAAACTTCATTATAAGCATTTTTGTAAGCATCAACTGCTCCCATCCCTACCACTACATTGGTGGCAAATTCTCTTTCTTTTCTTGTGGGGTTCTTCCTCTCATTCATTCTCTGCGAATTATTCTTCTTCTTCTTACTGAATGTGTACCTATTCGGATGCTCTGAAAAATCAGTATCCATTTTAATGTTTTTTCTATTAAGAAAACTACCGACAACCGTCCTTACCCATCCATCAGCATATTTGTAATTCTTTCTATCTCCAGGATGATCAACCTTCTTCGCAACCTTAAGCAACTGAACAACTCCACCATCATCTGCAACAACCCAATCACCTTCATTAGCTTTTCTCCAATCAGGCTTTACAACAATATTAGGATTACTCTCCCTAAATTCATCAATATCACCGTAAACATAATATGGTCTACCCTTTATAACCTTCTTTTCCAACTTCCTTTTTTCCTTTATGAAATAATTCTCTTAAATCGTATAACTGCAATACTAAATTATCAATTAAATCATTTACCTCTCCTGGTATCATATATACATTCCCATCAATTTCAATCGGAATATAATCCTGATCGGTCAACGCACTCAATATACGCTCCTGATCCTCTCTCGAAAAACTGGATAGTTCTTTTATTTCTTTCGCCATGTATGAACATACTCTATAATTGATTCGGTATCAATAAAAAACTACCCATTTTACAGCATGCGAAGACGTCCAATAATCCAACGGCACCTCTATTACCTTTATTACCATTTTGCGACGATTACCCATATATTCACTCCATTTTATGCGGTGATTATTATACACCTTATTACTTATCTTTTCCCTCCCTACCACCCTTGAATTTAAAACACAAGTCAACCCATATCAAAGCACTATTTGCCCAAGTCCTTTCTAAAAAAACTATA